ATGAAAATCTCTTTGGTTGTTCCAGTCTTTAATGAAGAAGATACAATTCCAATCTTCTATAAAACTGTTCGGGAGTTTGAAGGGCTTCAGCAGCATGAAGTCGAAATAGTCTTCATTAACGATGGCAGCAAAGACGCAACAGAATCCATCATCAACGCGCTTGCAATCGCCGATCCGCTTGTAGTTCCGCTGTCATTTACCCGAAATTTCGGTAAAGAGCCGGCCTTGTTTGCCGGTCTTGAGCACACATCAGGTGATGTAGTCATCCCGATAGATGTTGATCTACAGGACCCGATTGAAGTCATTCCTCTCCTAATAGAGAAGTGGCAGGCTGGCGCTGACGTGGTCCTCGCTAAGCGCTCTGACCGTTCCTATGACGGCAGGCTGAAAAGAAAGTCTGCTGAGTGGTTTTATAAACTGCATAACAAAATCAGTAATCCAAAAATTGAAGAAAACGTTGGTGATTTTCGCCTGATGTCTCGTGCTGTAGTGGAAAACATCAAGTTATTACCAGAGCGCAACCTGTTCATGAAAGGTATTTTGAGCTGGGTCGGTGGCCACACTAATGTCGTCGAATATGCTCGCGCAGAACGCATTGCTGGAAACACAAAGTTCAACGGATGGAAGCTCTGGAATCTTGCTGTGGAGGGCATTACCAGCTTTTCTACATTCCCGCTCCGCATGTGGACTTACATCGGTCTTTTCGTTGCTGGCGTCGCATTCCTGTATGGCGCATGGATGATTTGGGACACGTTAGCATTTGGTAATCCAGTGAGAGGCTATCCCTCTTTACTTGTTTCAATGCTTTTCTTGGGAGGTATCCAGCTTATAGGCATTGGAATTCTTGGTGAATATATAGGAAGGATATATATGGAAGTTAAGAAAAGACCACGGTATTTACTTAAGGACAAGAAGACAAAATGATTATTATCAGAGAGAAAAACCAAATTTCCCTAACAGTAATGCTTTCTTTACTTTACTGTATCGGACTAATCATATCTGACATCAATTATTTAGATGATTATGGTAGATATTTATTAGGATACTCAGGTTTATCAGCCAATGGGCGTCCTATTGCTGACTTAGTTTTAACAATTATAAATCTGGGGTATCCATTATTAGACCTAACCCCTTTGTCATTAATAGCTTCAATTTTTGTAATGGCAGTTTCCGGGGTCATTATTGCAGATAGATTCTTCAGAAATGAAAAGCCTATCGTAAGGTCCTTGGTTGCACTATTACTTATAGTAAACCCTTTCTTTATTGAAAACTTATCTTTTAAATATGATATATTCCCGATGTCTTTGAGTGTATTATCAATCTCATTGGCATTTTATCATACAAAAAATCGTTTCATAAATCTTACATCGCCAGTGTTTTTAGTATTTATTTCACTTGGATTATATCAAGCCACGCTAGGAATGTTTGTGATATTTTCTATTATCGAATTAGCATGGTCAACTTTAAATAATACAGGAACTCATAAATCCAGGTTTATTGAAACTGCAACAAGAGCATTGCAACTCTTTATAGCCTACGTATTATACAAGTTGATTGTTGCGAATATATTTATTGATGGTGATTATTCTACTAAACTTTCTAAAACCATTGCTATAAATTCTGATGGTTTTAAAATCCTTGTTGAAAATTTTCATAAATATAACACTTTCATTGGGAATTATATCGATTCAATCCCTGTTGCGATACTTTACTTTTATATGTTATTGCTAGTGGTAGCTGTTTATATAGTTGCAAAAGAATCATGGCGATCATCTAAAAGCATTATTAATATAATCACTCTAATAGCATTACCTTTCCTTTTTTATTTCTTTTCATATGCAACTTTCCTTTTTTTGGAAACCGCATCAGTGACTTCGCGCGTAATGGTATCGTTTAGTGCAACTTTAATAGGGATGTTTTTTTATTTTCTCGTCGCAATAAAAAACCAGAAACTTAAATTATTCGCCTTTTTTCCATTTTTTATGTTCAGCTATGTTTTGATGACAAGTTATGTAAACGCTTCATTAGCTCAGAATAAAAAAGATTTCCGTATCATTAACTCTATATACTATGATATTTCTCACCTTTCACCGCAAGTAAAATACGTTAATTTCAGTGGAGTGGTAAGTCCTGCACCTCAAAAGGCGCTATCATTGCTGAGATTTCCAGTCTTAAAAGATCTTACAAAATCTTATTTAGGCACTGACTGGAGTGCATATATGCTAAATTATTATGGGGTAAATGTTTCTAGAAAAAATTTCTCTCCAGAAGAAATTACTGAAATATGCAGACAGAAAGCTATCTCAACAACTCCTGACTATTCACTTCACGTTAGCGGTGAAAATATGATTATTTCATTTGACACTTTATGCAAATAAATAAATAAACCAGAACTGGCGCGGCTTAAGGATATATTAAGCCGCCGTCATAAGGTGTAGGAGGCAGGAGGTTCAACTCCTCTCACCTAGACCAAAAAACCATCTAAGAATCAGCATATTACACCTGTTTTTTTATGAGTACTTTCTGAATGGTGAAAATAGGAACCACCCTACACAGAACATCGACTTTGCTGTAAAATTTCAGCTATTCACATCAGCGGACAGTCGTCGAACTCACCCGACCTCGCATCATTGATAATGTACGCGATCACCCCAACAATGCTGAAGCCTCTCCGTAATTATCTGACGGTATCGCCTCCTTTCGACCGTTCGCCAGATTTTCCTGGTGCGGTTTCGGATGGGCCCGGTAGCGCTTCACTATGAACTCCCCGCCAATATCAAAAATAAGCAGAGAACCGTCGCAAGGCGACAGCGATGAGCCGGCTACTAGAAGCGCACCCTTAAAGATGCCCTCGCGGTAATGAGTGTCTGCGGAACGCAAAAGTACGTAGCCGCCGGATGAGAGATGAACTTTGCATCGAGCGATATTCGCGATTCGGCAAATTCTACTGCCGGTGATGGGAATCCCATCAGATCACCCTCCCCATGTTTCTCATCATCCAGAGACGGTTCTGGCTGACGTCTGGCGTCTTGTCGACGAAGAACTCCTGGTAGCGCTCTATCCAGTCATTGGCGTTTTCCGGCGTGAAATGCCAGCTCCTTGCGCGCAACTCACGGATGAAGTCTTCTGTGTGAAGGCACTGATAACCCTTAGGGTTTAGCTGTATTGCAGCGATAAATGCGCTGTGAATGTCTCATTTGCGGGGCATGATCTGCACTCCTTTACTGTTTTTACATACAGTATTTTTAAAGTGATTGCAGATCAAGCAGGTTTACGCTTCAGGTTTTTCCGGCCAAGCGAAATGGTCAGAAAGCGTATCATCGTAGTTGATCGCCTTAACCTGGCGCTTATATTTCATCCAGGCTGACAGTTTTTCGCGATCGCTATCGCTGATGTCGTCCAGGGCCAATTCAGTTCTCCAGTCAGCCGTAACTACATCAGCTTCTGACAGTAGTTGCTGGCGCAGACTTTCGACGGAAGCTTTAAGCTCATCCAGTGTAGGTGGCGGGATATCAATCCAGATGGGCTCACCTTTTTCATTCTGTCCGCGATATTTACCTTCCGGAGGTGTACCAGTAAATTCCTCGAAAATATCACTGCCAACCTCAACCCCACTTTCCGGCCAGCTTCCGGCCTTAAGATAAACCTCTCTCATTGAAAGTGGATAAAAGCCGTTATTACTGAAGATGTATTTTTCTTTATATTCAGCTTCTGGTTGATTATTCATGATTAATACCCCACAGCGTACCAGGACACAGGTACGATTTGACCCTGTGTGATGGTTTTGTTTGTTATGTTGATTGCCACAGCCTGCAACCGAATCTCGTTCTGATTAATTGACTCTGCGCAAGCAAAGCAAGGGATGTTGACTTGCGTTTGCTCCACGGTCGCAAAACACTGCAGTGCTGCCCCTGGGAAAGGAATTTTGAACTGATCAATGATCACGTCGGATGACGTGTTTGCAGTAACAACGTTCACCCTGCCCCATTGAATTATCATTCCCCCAGGGAGTCGCTGATAACCTTTCGCCTCACGTATAGACGCAAAGAGGGACATATCAGGAATCTGGTTTGCACCTGCTCCGACATCACGCAGCGCGGCAGTTTTAAGACCAAGAAATACAGGAAGAGCCGTTCTCAGCTGGTTGCGTTTTGATTTATCAAGCGTAATGCCCGCAGCTTCTACGATCCCGGCCAATTCCTCCTGCAGCATGTCAAAATAATCATCATCAAGATCAGTAGCTGGCGTCCCGGTCTGCGGGTTACCGCGGGTAAATCCGTTCTTTCCTGCGCCGAATTTATCTTTCTGCGCGGTAGGTGTGTCAATGCGATGCATAGTTTCTCCAGTTAAGGATATTTGAAAATTACATAGGTATGGGACGGGCAGAGTTTGCTGATAACGCATTCAGCGACTGTATCGCCCCAGTAACGAAGTGGAGTGTCGCAGTCATCTGTACATGTCATCCATGTGGCATCCGTGGCGGCTGGCATATTTACCTGCCAGTAAAACCGCCATTCGGTGGAATACACCGCCTCAGTGCATGCGGAGGTACATTTGAACGGTCCCTTGTTATAACGAGTGATCGTCGCACCGGGCTTACCCAGCGCAGCCAGTTGATCGAGATAAAACGTCTCGTTGATGCCGCCGATTAAATTGACCTTTGCGTCCAGCCTGTTCTGGCGTTGCAGCAGGGTTTGTGTCCCTGATGGGATGCATTCGTCAGGAAGACCGCAGCACGTTTCCCAGCGGTTTATCAGCTCGATGGTGGTGCGCGGATCAATCTCCAGCATCAAATCATCAGCACGCTGATGAGCCCGTCGCAGAGAGGGGGCTGCGCCGATGATTGCCGGATCGTCAGCGGACCATGCCGGACCAGGCGGCAACAGTGCCGACATCAAATGGATGTAGTCGTCATCTGTCACGTCCATGCGAGCGTCCCCAGTATGGCCAGTTCGTTTTTCGCGATCGAAATGTTGGCGGTCGGGGCGACCAGAACATGGCTGTGCTCGCCAGCTGCAATGGAAATAGCCTCGTTAATCCTGGACAGCTCCAGTTCGCCCTCAGGGTAACCATCCCTCAACAGAAACGAGCGCAACTCTGCCGTCACCGCCGCCCGGACTTCTGGCGTGTCAGGGGTCAGCCGTATTCTGAAATCGACGTTATGGGCGACGGGTGCGAACGGGTACAGATCAGCACCGGCAACAGGCGCAAGCGGAGCAATGTGGGCTTTTACCGCTGCAACAGTCGCGGCACTGGGAATAGGGTTAATCGGGTCATCACTGGCAACCATTACGCCAACGGTGCCTGCACCCATCCAGTGACGGTAGGTCCACGCCCGGGTGATACCAGGCACTTCTTTAGCCCAGACGATATAGTCACCATCCGCACCGCCTAAAGGCGTCCAGTAGTAACGCTCCAGCACCCGGGCGCGCCAGGTCTCCAGCTCTTCAATATCAAACCCACCAGCAACAGAGTCAGCTACGCCTGAAGACGGCAGGCCATTAACCGGCGTCACAAGATAAAGAGCGGCGCCATCGTCAATTTCACCCACGCTACCGGTGACACTGCACACTATTGGCACGCGCAGAACGCCGCCTGCGCTGGTCGTGTCTGCCGTGGTGGTGTACTGGATCAGGTCGTCGCGTTGAATCACTGCTCCTGCCTTAACCGTAATGCCGTTTGTGACGCCATCCCAGCGCATGAATCCTGCTGACGCTGTAGGGCTTTTACGGGGGCAACGTTTCATGGCTGCATGTCTTTGCAGCCAGGCTTCATCGCACTTATCCGGCAGCATATTCAACGCCAGATAATCGATGTAGCCATACACGGTATGCAGCGCGGCCGCATACACTTTCGCCCTCACGTCTTCGTCCATACGCCTGATGGTGTCGCTCGCATCCAGGCGGGAAAAGAGGTCGGTGCGGAGCATGCTGATATTTTCTGCCAGCGTCGGGCGCTGGAATTCGCTGTCAGCCATTAGTTATCGCACTCCATAGATCGTCAAAAGAAATCGTGGTGGGCTGGTTGTAGCGCCACAGCGTAATGCTGTTACCCAGTTCGTTAATGCCGGTACGCTGAATAAGAAGGTCAATCTTTGAAACCACGCCGTCGTCGATCATCCACTGCAGCGCTTCGGTGATATACGTCCTGGCGATCAGCGCGGTCTGATTGGTCAGCTTCTGACGCTGAAGCAGCCAGAGGCGCGATCCGTACCGGTCGTTCTGAACAGCGGGCCAGGTATCACCCCACCACCCGTTAGGCTGATCGGCATTGTCATCAGGCTGGGCGCGGCGCCAGGTGAAAAGAGAAATCACAACTGAGCGGGTGAGTAAATCCAGGGGTGCGCTCGCTGAAACGCTTACCCCGTTTACGGTTAGCCACAGGTCCATAATTACGTCCCCATTTGTTTGTCCGGCACGTCTGTGTTGTTACCGTTCTCTTTGTGTTTATGGCCGTTATAGGCAAGACGCATTTCCGCCATCGTGAGGCCGGTTGTGTCGCAGCGGTCTTTGATCTGGCCTGTCGATTCGATGTCCATTTCGAACCGGGCTTTTGGCGCGTTCCGGAAAGTGATGGGCTTTCCAGCCCCGTCGACGACGATACCGCTGCGCGTCAGCGTGACTGACTGCCCCAGATCGTCATAAATAGCGACTTCACCTGGCTTAAGTGACCTGATGCGATAGCGGCGATCAGACACAACGACCGCTACAGCATGTGAGCGATCAGCGTCAGGAAACAGAATAAGAGCTTCAGCACCTGGCTTCGCGTGTGAGGTAAGCCCGTACGGCTCCAGATGTTCAATGCCGCCCTTCTGTTCACCTGCGAGTAGCTCAACATCCACGTTCTGGCATTTAGAACCAGGCTTAACGCTGCCGACCACTGCCCGGCAAATCAGACTCAGCAGCTGCCGCTGCAATTGTTGAAAGTTACGCATCAGAAAGGGGCCTCCGCGACTTTTTTCTTCTTCCGCTGTTTAGGGTCAGCAGGTTCCGGCAGATACGCATCAGGTGGGCCGACACGCAATTCGGTGATCGTGCCGTTGCTGTCCTTGGTGAACGACACCTCCGAAATCAGTAGTTCGCGATTGTTAAACCCGCATACGGGGTCAAAGACGATTACACGCTGGTTGGGTTGCCAGAGAGCCCCATCACCCTGGCGCCATCCCCATACGGTGTAGGTTGTTTCGTCAGTTCTGGCGGCGCGCTGGCGCGCTTCGAAATCAGCGCGGGCAATGCAGCTGGCACCCGTCGCCTGGCCTGTTTGCTGAACGGCCATTGGCCGGTAACGCCCGATTCCGGCGTCTTCCGTTTTCGCCCGGAGAGCGGTTGTGGTGGCCGCGCCGAAGTCGTCGTCATTCCCGGCGCGCTGACCAGAAATCTGATACGTTGAGAAACGGTCCCTGATACTTTTTTCGGTATCACAGGAGAGAATGTTCTGACCGAGAACGAGCGCGGTATGTGCCCGCGTGGCCCCTATCCCGCCAATCACCAGGCGTCCTTTTGGATCGTCATAAGCCAGCGCCTGCTGCTGGCCCAGCATCTTATTCAGCACCTCAATAACCGTTTCGCCGTGATCCGGCTGCACGCCCGGAATAACATCAGCGGGTGCGCCGGTATTAACGACTTCAATACCAAACGGTTTTGCCAGTGCAGACGCTATCTGAACCAGCGACTGCCCGTTAAATTGCGTTGGTTCTGCGGCGCAGTCGATCAGATCTGCAGTCAGGCTGCGCCCACTAATTCCAACGCGGACAGAGCGGGCATCGTAGCGAACAGGGGTGGCCTCCACCCAGCCAGTGATCACCAAATCGGTCCCAATCAGAACTTCGACCCGATCGCCACCTTTCACTTTTGGCCGGAGAGAGTCGCTGCTTTCGCCGGGCCACTGCCGGGTAATTTCGACGTTGAAATCCCGGGCCAGTCGCTCAACGCCCGCGCCGATCCTGACCGACGTCCAGCCGCCCCACTCCTTGCCATTGACTCGTAAAGTAACGTTGTCATCCATAATCAGGCCCAGACTCGAGCAGGTGTTTTCGGGGACACAACGAAGTCATCCAATTTAGATAAATCGAGACCGTCGTTAATAACACGCAGATTAACGTGGTAGCCTGGCTCGGTGACATATTCCACCGACTCTGCGTCGCCGATGCTGGTAGTGATAACACCGACTACATCCAGGCTGATATCAGGGTGATATAAACCGCCCTGATCTTCATCGACCTCAAAACCCGCCTGGATTAATTGCGTGCGCATTTCGGCGGCGTCAGCGAAGCGCAGATATAAATCTTTCATCAGCGGAGTCCTTTAATTTGGATATCTGAAAGAGCGCGGTGCCAGATTCGCAGATTACGGATGTGGCCATTCAACATCTGTTGCATGGATGTTGACCTTCCAATATATATTAAGGTGTTAGAGTTGTTTACTGACCCTGGCGTTGGCCTAACTACATTGGTTGGGGATGTTAATTGGGCACCATCAATGCAACTTTGGTTTTGAACGGTATTTGAACGCGAGCAGGTAGTATGGATTTGACCATCATCAATTCTTTTATCTGAATAATTAGATGAGGTGCCTCCATAGATAAAAGAGTATTTACCCAATGAAGCACTAACACTTTCAATTCTCATAATGAAGTACTCACTACTACTGGGATATACAACCAGTATGCTTCTCCTGCTTGCAGTAGCGCCATCTGTTGCCGTCTGCCCATTGCAATGAACTTCTGCTGAGATAGTTATAGTGCCAAAATAATTGTCATTTCCCGAACGTTGCAATGTGCAATCATCTGCAGCCCTTGTTACAGCAGCCCCTGAGGTTGGAATATACGAGGTGGTTACAGACAGCGGCTCAATTTGCATACGGTCTAATACTATTTTCCCTCCGATGGGGGAGCTAGCCGGGAAAACAATCCTTACAGCCAGTCGCTGTGATGCTGAACCACCAACTGCCGGCACTGAAAGTGCATTTTTACCGTTTACACCAGGAACACTCAGTACGGACCTGTCCCCGTCAACGGAGTTATAACGCATCAAAGCAAAATCAACAGAAACCCCATCTGGCATTGTTAAATAAGCTGAACAAGAAACTGGCGCAGCCACGTCATAATTAGTAACACCCGTATTTTGTTCGAACCAAGCACCAGTATCGGCTGTTTTTGTAATTTCCACTCCACCATTTGGTAGATATACAACGGACACACCAGTTCCAAACCGGAATTCGTTTGCTGCCGCAGTCGGAGATGACCATTTCAAAAGATTGGTGCTTTGTCCTTCGATGAGCAACCCTTCTTTTTCAAATCGTGGCTCATTAATTGCTGCCGTCTGCAGCAAGCCTGATTTATCAATATAGGTTGCAGTAGTTGCTCGGCTAAATGTCAGTGACTTTGTCGGCAGCTCCAGCATCTGCCCGGAAATGGTCAACTTGTCGTATGGTGCAAACCCGGCAAGCAAACGCAGATCGTCATTGAGTGGTGCCCAGACATCCGGGAACGGCGCATCAACGTATCCGGTGGCGGCGGCCGAGTTCGCAGCATCAGCTGCGCTTTGGGCGGCTGCCTGCTGCGAGGCCAGAGCTTGCTGGGCCGCTGTGGTTGCCTGCGTTGCGGCCTGTGCTGGTTTTATGGTAACCGCATCAATAGCGCGCTTTAACCTTTCGGCCAGGCTTGGCTGAGCCGCGCCTACTGGCATTTCGACCACCGTACCTTCCGGCTCAGTCAATACTTTCTCAAATGCCGAAACGGCTGCATTCAGGCGATTTACCGCTGAATCACCTTCAGTAAACTGGGACATGCTGACTCCTAAAATCCTAATGAACAGGCTTTCTCCACTGCGATCGCCCACCGCAACCAGTCACTGGTCTTAGCCGTATAGAGCTGGTCCTGATCAGTAAATTGGTTAACCCGCCACGCCAGCTGGCGCGTAGACAATTTAAGTGGCTGCAAAGGTACAAATCCGGGGTGCGCAATACCGTTGCGCTGGACAATTTCGGTGGCGCGGCTGGCGTCGTCATAGACACGCGCCGCCAGAACTACGGCAGGCTCTATTCCAACCGGCATTACCGTTATGGTTCTGTCTGTCTGCCTCAGGCGCTGGGTCAGATCGGCATTCAGATCTGATTTGAGACGGCGCAATGCTGTGAATATGCGATCGTCAGTCGTCCGCTCCATCTCTTTAACAATCGCCTGGTTCAGGGTGTCGCGAACTACAGTGAGTTCATCCCAGGACGGTGCATCAGAAGTTACTGTGTTCGCCGGCGCGTTGTTCAGTGCCGGGTGAGTGACATTCGCCACAATCGCGGGACTTTGTCCGGAAGAGCCGGCAGAGGTAACCGCTGACGGAGCAGGGAGACTCGTTACGGTATAAACCGCCTCGCTTAAGGCTGTAGTACGGATCGCGCTCGCAACATAGTTTCTCTGCTCTGTTTTTGACCTTGTGCTCTGACTGTCGGTTTTCCACACCCCTCTGGGCGCTAGGTCTTTGCCAAGGCTGATGCCTGAAAGAGCTTTTGCCATTGTGATCAGGTCGCTGGAATTGCCGTACAGCCGGTTGCCCGTTCGCCACATTTTTTGCAGCGACTCGATAAAACCCTTCCCCGATGACGGAGGGGGAAGCAGCACAGAAATATCCCCCTGCAGAAGGCGCGCTCCCGCGGAAACGCCATCGTCGATCATCTTCATGGCGTCTGAGACATAGCCAATCATTCCGTTGGCCTGGCCAATAACGTCCTGCTGAACAAAGTCAGCCATGCCATCCATGCCAAACCCGTCGAATGCATCACTGATGCAACTGTCGAACGCCGAGCATGAGGACTCAAGCATCTGGGCGGTGGCCGCGCCTGACGTTGGGTAAGCCAGTTCGCCAGACTCCACGAACCGCAGATCAAAGCGGACCATGCGACCTTCCGTCCTGGTCGTACTGACTCTGATCTCGCCATCAACACAAACGCTGAGCTCACCAAAGGTTGGATGAATCAGCGCTCCCGGGCCCGGTTTATTCAGTGCCTCAATCAACCGGTCGCGCTGGTCAAAACAATCATCACCTATGACGTAGGCGGTAATACTCGGTCGAAACGTTACCCTACCCAGGTCCTCGGTATAGGGTTTATCCCTGTTCGGATATTCGTGCGTTTCAACACGACGGCCTACAGGAGCCCCTTCATCCTCGGTTTTGAACGGAACGCCGCGAAACGATGCGTCCACGAGCCGATCTTTCCACGCCATAAAAACTCCGGACATAAAAAAACCCGCCTAAGCGGGTTTGGTTAGTTGAACTTATTTTATTTCGTTAAATACAGTGACCGAGCATAGGCTTGCTCTTGGCTATTGATAAAGCTCTTAACGTTGTTATCAACAAATGCCTTGATATTCGTGCCCTTCTCCATCGGAATTTCTTTCTTTTCCAAAGTTAAAGTAAACATTGGCTGATGTTCACTTGAATATTGCACAGCTGAAATGAGTTCCAATCTTGAATCATCAGTCACACTTAGGTTGTCAGCCGTCAGCCGCTCATCTGGTTTGGTCTTATCAGCATTGATGATTTTTAAAATTTTTTGAATTTTATCATCAAGATCTGAGGAATATGTGTCCGGATTTCCTTGTGAAATCAGAACCTGCTCGCCCTCTTTAAAAATTAATTTTGCACTAACAAGCTTATTCTCTTTATAAATATCACCCAGCTTAACTGAGCCACCGGAAAGAGGAACAATATGTTCATCTTTAAAAGTAATATTGTCCGATATGATTAGTGCTGAAAAAATCGCCGCCGCGCCCAGAATTAAACTAGAACCGATTAATTTACTCATGATTAGCTCGTGTGTTTATCATTATGTTAATTGCCAGAATATTAGCAAAGAACAACACATTACTACTCATTAACCACCCATTCCAGTTCTTCCGATCCTGGTGTAACCAACGTCATGATTCACGTCAATTCCTGACGCCCTACTGTCGGTAACACTCATCCCTGGAGGGGCATCCTTGAATTGTACGGTTATAGTCCCTTGCGGTTTTGCTGCACCACCCTTCTGAATCTGATAAGGGTTATAACCCGAACCAGGAACACCGGTACCGTACGCGCCATATCCGCCAGCCCCCCACTGTGCAGCATTAGCCGCAGCGACGGTATCACTGGCCCCATCACTAAACCATTCGATGATGGGCTTTAATTTGTCCCACATATCTTGGAACCATTTAACAACGGGTCCCCAGTTGCTAATCACCATTCCTAAGGGTGTCCAGCTGAATGCTGTTTTAATCAGTTGCCAGCCCAGATTAAAGTATGAACCAACTTTATCCCACATATCTTTAAACCATGGGCCGATCGTACTCCAGTTAGCGATGATGACCCCAGCCGCCATGGCAATGAGTCTGAATACAATCCCCCAGGGTGACAGAGAAATGGTTTTGCTAACCAATCCAAGCGCGAAATTAACCCCCATAAATCCCAGCTTTAGTGCAGCAAGCCCTGCAACGAGACCGACCACTCCCCTGATAACCCCAGGGTTGCTTGCAGCAAAGTTAGAAAACTTTTCCCCGAGGTCGCCGAGCCAGGTCACGATTTGCTTCACATCTCCAGAGAAGGCTCCTCCAATGGCTGCGAGACCGTTAGTGGCTGTGCCTGTCATTGCCTCCCAAAGGTTGGTAAGAGTTCCCAACTGGGCCTGAACTCGATTATTCAGACTGGCCTGCCGATTCATTTTTTGCTGAATCTGGTCATAGCCATCTTTGCCTTTGTCGATCAGGGCATTCACCACCTGCAGGGTTTCAGCATCATCACCAAATAGAGCTTTCAGAACACCGGTACGTTTAACGTCGGTCAATTTGCGAAGCTTGCTCAACTGCGCAAACAAATTGTCGAGCCCACCAAAGCTGCCCTTGCCGTTGGTAAAATCGAGATTGATGCCAAGTTTCTGGCTCGCCAGCACTTTGTTAACGCCCTTAACGTTCTTAATATTCAGGCCTGACTGAATAACTTTTCGAAGCGCGTTACCTGCCGACTCGCCCTGCATCCCCATCTGATCCATCATCACGCTGATTGGCGCAAGACCCTGTGCCGCCTTAAGTCCGTCCTGATTAATCATCTTCAGAACGGAGCTGGTTTTGGTGAAAAACGACAACATGTTGGTGTCGTCAACACCAAGATAAAACGCTTTCTGGATGGTATCGAATAGGCCCATCATGTCATCTGATGCGGTCCCAGTTGCATCCTGCATTTTGGCCGCGAACTCAGCAGCCGCTTCAGGCGTCTTTTTCAACTGCACAGCCAGATAAGCTGTCGCTTTGCCGACCCCACCGAGAATGTTCTCTGCCGGGATCCCCTGACGCACCAGCATTTGCATCATGTTCTGAAAGTCTGCGGTTGTCCCGGGCAACTGATTACCCAAACCTACTGCAAGCTTATTGATTTTCTCAAAACTACCGCCAACCTCTCCATTGGCCTGCATCATGGCGACTTTCAAACCAGTGGCCGCGTTTTCCTGATCCGCGTAAGACTTCATCGATAAGGTCAGCCCGGCGGCAAGTCCTCCCGCCAGGGCGAGCCCACCCTTTGTAGCTTCTTCTGCCTGCCGCCTGAAGCCACGAATATTTTTCTGCATTCGCGACAGCGCTGGTGACAGTCTATCGACACCGGTGATCAGCGCCTTAAGTTCAAACTCAGCCAT